TTAGGTGCAAATGTACTTCGTGGTCCTGATCAGTTACCTTGGGATGGTAAACTAGAGTATGATTACCAACTTTGGATTGACTCGGATATTGTCTTTGATTCTCAGAAGTTCTGGCAATTATGTGATCTTGCACTACCTGCCGAAGATTCAGAGAAAGAAGAAGCTGAGATCTGCGGTGGTTGGTATGCAACAGAAGATGGCATGACTACCTCAGTTGCTCACTGGTTAGAAGAAGATGACTTCCGCAAGAACGGTGGAGTTATGAATCATGAAACCGTTGAGTCTATCTCAAAGCGTAAGAAGCCTTTCACCGTGGACTACACAGGTTTCGGTTGGGTCATGATTAAGAACGGTGTTTTCGAGGATAAGAAAATGGAATATCCTTGGTTTGCTCCGAAGATGCAACAGTTTGAGTCTGGAGCAGTTCAGGACATGTGTGGAGAGGACGTTAGTTTCTGTTTAGATGCTATCGATGCAGGTTATAAGATCTGGTGCGATCCTCGGATACGTGTTGGTCACGAAAAAACTCGTGTTATCTAACCGTCGTGTCTCGTTTTACTATGGAGGTTAACTAAATGGCAATGAGAAGTCCACTCGGTGGCGAAATAATAGAAGCAAGGCCGAAAAAATCTCGTCAGGGAAGAGGCAAACACAGTAAGTATGCCGCTTCCTCTCGAAATAAGGCAAAGAAACGCTACCGTGGCCAAGGAAAATAAATAAAAGGGACTTTATGAGTCCCTTTTTTAGTGGGAATACGAAAATGCACGACTTTTTAGACAATCTGCCTAACCAACAGTACCAGAAAATGCTACGAGAAATAGCAAATGACAACATCGTACCTAAAAAAACGGATAAAAAAGTAACAAATGACCTTTATGAGAATAAAGAGGATGATGACTTCTTTGAACTTAATGAATTTGGTATTTGAGGTTGCTAAATAAACATATATTTGCCGTATAATAGTGCCTGTCCAACGCATAAGTAGGTCATTTAAAGATATAAGCATGTCTTTTCAGGTTAATCCCTTAACTGATGACCTCATTGCGATTAAAAATCAGACTGCTATATCTCGTTCGATTCGTAATCTAGTGCTTACTGCACCTGGAGAGCGATTTTTTAATAATGAAGTAGGTTCAAGAGTGAATGAATTACTCTTTGAAACTGTTGATGACATTACTGCAGCATCAATAAAGAGTGAAATTGAAAATACGATCCAAAATTATGAACCTAGAGTTAGATTATTAAGCACAAAGGTATCTGCCAATGCTGATTCATATGAATTCGATGTTATCATCACTTATGAAATAGTTGGAATAGAGGCCCAAGCACAACAGTTATCATTCGCATTACAGCCAACAAGATAATGCCCCTAGTTAATTTCGCAAATCTGGACTTTGACCAGATAAAAACATCAATTAAAGATTATCTTCGATCTAATTCTAATTTTACGGATTATGATTTTGAAGGATCTAACCTGTCAACTATAATTGATGTCCTTGCATATAACACATATATCACTTCATACAATGCCAACATGGTATCAAATGAAGTTTTTATCGATAGTGCAACATTAAGAGAGAATGTTGTATCACTTGCAAATAATATTGGATATACTCCTTACTCTAAAAGAGCATCACAAGCTAATATTTCATTTTTTGTAGATACAAGTGACTTTGTAGATGTACCACAAACCATAACTTTAAATAAAGGACTGGTTGCATCGTCTAGTGCCTTCGCAAATGAGAGTTATACCTTTGCAGTTCTAGATGATATCACTGTTCCAGTCTCCGACAACACGGCATCTTTTGATAATATTGCCATTTATGAGGGAATTTACCTTACAAACACTTTTACAGTAAATTCTTTCGATCCTAATCAACGTTTTATTCTTGAAAATAGCGGAATTGACCTTTCTACTCTTAGAGTTGTTGTAAAACCATCTGCTTCTTCTAGTGTTACTCGTAAATATATACAATCTGATAGTTTATTTGACATTACAGGAGAATCACCAGTCTATTTTGTTCAAGAAGTTGAAGGTGAAAGGTATGAATTGATATTTGGAGATGGAATTTTTGGTAAAAAGTTGGATGCACCTAGTTTTATAGAAGTTTCTTACCTTGTAACCAATGGTGACATGGGAAATGGCATTCAAACCTTCCAATTTAGTGGAAAATTAACATCTACAAGAGATAGTACAACTATTAGTAGTGGAGTTTCTCTTGTTACTACTCTTAAAAGTAGTTCTTTAGGTAAAAATATTGAATCTGTAGAATCTATTAAGAAATATGCGACGAGAATTTACTCATCTCAGAAAAGAGCTGTAACCACTGCAGATTTTGAAGCACTTATTCCAACATTATACACTGAAACTGACTCAGTTTCTGCTTTTGGAGGCGAAACTTTAAGTCCACCTCAGTATGGAAAGGTTTTTGTAAGTATTAAACCTACAAATGGTCCTTATTTGTCAGATCAGATTAAAAATAATATAAAAAGAGAGATTAAAAAGTACTCAGTTTCTGGAATTGACGTAGAAATCACTGATTTGAAGTTTTTATACATTGAATTGAACATCACTGCTTATTATAACTCCAATTTAATCTCATCTGGTGCTGATCTCATCAGTCTCATTTCTGCGAATCTTAGAAAATACTCTAAATCTGCAGAAATGAATCAATTTGGTGGTAGATTTAAGTATAGTAAACTACTTTGTATGATTGATAATAGTAGTGATGCCATTACTTCTAATATTACGACAGTTGTTATAAGAAGGGATCTGAGAGTATCGTTAAATAGTTTTGCGGAATATGAAATTTGTTATGGAAACTGTATTTTTGTTAAGAGTTGCGATGGATTCAATATTAAGTCTTCTGGATTTAATGTAGATGGTATTGCTGGTGTGGTATATCTTACTGATAAACCAAATGGTGATTCTACTGAAATGGGTCAAATAATGTTGATACAGTTGGAAGCCTCTAATCAAGCAAAAATTATAAAACAGGGAGTTGGAACAATTGATTATAAAAAAGGAGAAATTAAACTTTCTCCAATCAATATAACTAATACTGTAATTAATAAAGGATTCCCAGTCGTTGAAATTTCTGGTTCTCCATGTTCTAATGATGTACTAGGGCTTCATGATTTGTATATTCAATTACCATTGGATCACGTAACTATAAATGCTATTTCTGATAATGATAATTTGACTACATCGGCATCTAGCTACGCAAATGGTAGTTTGGTTCGTGGAAAGAAAGTAATTCCAGGATCTACAACATGTGATACTCCTGATGATACAGTATTCACTACTACAGGTGTAACTGATACAACGTCTACAACCGCCTCCAGTGCCTCTACAACAGCAGCCACAACCACTTCGACTACAACCACATCTTCTTATTAATATCGCAAGATGATATCAACAGATCTCCAAAGAGTACAGATTCAAAATATAGTTGAGAATCAACTCCCTTCTTTTGTACAGGAGGATTTTCCTTTATTAGGGGAATTTCTTAAAGAGTATTATACTTCGCAAGAATATCCTGGAGCTTCTGCTGACGTAATTCAAAATATAGATGAATATTTAAAATTAGAATCCTTAACTAATAATGCTAATGAAACAGAATTAGGAGATGCGGTTGGATATCAAGATACTACGATTACAGTTACCTTTGATCTTAATAAAGGCATTTTTGGAACCTATGAGTTTCCTGATAAAGATGGTTTAATACAAATTGATGATGAAATAATATTATATAAAGAAAAAACCAATACCACATTTACAGGATGTATCAGAGGATTTAGTGGGGTTACATCATATGGCACATCTGATCAATTAACTTTTTCAGAGTCAGATGTTAATCCTCATGCAAAAGGAAGTAAGGTTACTAATTTAAGTGCTTTACTTTTTAATAGGTTTTTATTAAAACTAAAGAATCAAATTTCTCCAGGTTTTGAAGATAGAACTTTAGATGCTGATCTAAATCAAAGATTGTTTATTTCAAGATCCAAAGATTTTTATCAAACTAAAGGTACTGATGAATCCTATAATATTCTTTTTGGTGCTTTGTATGGCGAAAAAGTAGATGTAATAAAACCAAGAGAGTTTCTTTTTAGACCTTCTGATGCTGATTATAGAGTAACTAAAGATTTAGTGGTTGAAGCAATTCAGGGAAATCCTCTGGATTTATTAAATAGCACAATATACCAAGATTCTGAACATTTTGGAGATCATTATTGTTTAGATGCAGCCTATGCTCCTGTTAGTGGAGTAGAAAAAATTTCTATTGGTAGTTCTGACTACTATAAGTTAAATCTTGACTATGGTTATGCCAGAGATGTTCCCCTTAAAGGAAGTGTATATGGTGAATTTGTAGTTCATCCTAATACAAAAGTAATAACAGAAGTATCAATAGGTTCAAGTGTAATAGATGTAGATTCTACCATAGGTTTTCCTGAAGCAGGAGAATTGTATGCAATCTATGGAACAGGAGTTACAGGAATATTAACTTATAGATCTAAATCAATAAATCAGTTTTTTGATGTTGGATTAGCTCATACTACAACAGTTGGTATTAATACCACCATTGATTCAAAAGAAGATATTAGATTAAATACAGACATTTATGGGTATGTTGGTTTAGGAACTACAACTAGGGTTTCTATGAGGGTTACTGGAGTTTTAGCAGACTTAGAAATTCCAGACAATACCTATGATTTTGATAATAATGATACAGTTTCTATAAAAGCTTTAGGAATAACCACTACAAGTCCTAAAACAGAAAATTGGTTTTATAATGTAGCTACAAAATATGATGTAGAAACTATAACTCTAGTTGATGCTTCTGATTTTACTTATACTCTAGTTACATACGCTAAAAATAATTTTAGACTTGGTGATCAAGTTACTGTTATTGATACTTTAGGCAACACTCAAGATTCTACTGTAACTGAAGTCATAAGTGACTACAGTTTTTCGATTAAAGGACAAGGAAATATTGCTGCAGCTAAATATACGGTTGAAAGAAAAATTTTAAGAGCAAATGTCAAGGCATCTTTAACGGACTATTCTTATATTGATAATTACTTTGCTAATGTTCAAAATACTTATGTAAAATTCAATCAAGATCTTGTAGTAGCATCTTCATCTATTCCCAACTATGATAATGCACCTTTAAATTTTTATGATAGAAAAATTACATTAAATGGGGAGTACAGTGGATCTGAATTTACAATTTTAAATGTAAATGATCATGGTTATTGGACAGGAGATGCAGTTTACTATAGTCCTTATAATATAGAGACCAAAGATTTTCTTGGCAATACTACAAAAGTGGTTAGTAAATTCCCTGAGATGGAGGAAGGTGTTTTCTTTGTAAATAGACTCAATAAAAACCAATTTCAACTTGCTACCAGTCCTGCTAATATTTCTAATCAGTCTTTTGTTAGTGTCTCAGGAATTGTAACTTCTAATACTCTAGAATATCTTGATTTTCATGATAAAGATGTTGATCATCAACTTTTATTAAAAGAAATAAAAACTCCTATTAATGAAGATGGTAATTTTGTTACTGGAGCAGGAGATAGAACTGGCATACTGGTAAATGGTGTTGAAATTTTAAACTATAAGTCAAGTGAAGCAGTTTATTATGGTACTATTAAAAATATTGATATTGCATCAGAAGGAATTGGTTATGATGTTATAAATCCTCCAGTTTTGCATATTTCTGATAACGTAGGATCAGGTGCAACTGGTATATGTGCGGTTGAGGGAGCTTTAATAGCAATTAACATTGAAGATCCAGGTTTTGATTATGTTTCTCATCCAACTATCACCATAAGTGGGGGTAATGGTGAGGGAGCAAGTGCTAGTGTTAATACTAAAGAGATCGAACACTCAGTTTCTTTCAATGCAACGGCCGATTCTGCCCGTGTTGACATAACTGATAGTACTATTGGTTTTTCTACCTTCCATAAGTTCAGAAATGGCGAAAAAGTCATTTATAAGACCTTTGGACAGACCGCAGTTAATGGAATTTCAACAGATGCAATTTATTATGTACATACTGTAGGTGTATCAACTGTAAAACTCTATAAGTCCGAAACTGATGCAGTTAATGTTGGTGTGAATACTGTTATTTTATCTGATTTTGGAGTTGGCGTTCAAGCCCTTCAATCTTTTGATAAAAAACGAATTGTTTCCAATATTATAGTAGATAATTCAGGTTCTGGATATGAAAATAAGAAAAGAACCCTAATTTCTGCAACAGGAATTAATACATCTCTTAATCAAATTAATATTAATGATCATGGATACAAATCTGGAGAAATTATCCAATATTCATATAATGTTGATCAAATTACTGGAATTAATTCAAACACCAATTATATTGTTACTGAAGTTGATCCGAATAACTTTAAATTATCTAGTGTAGGGGTTGGAACCACAAGTAAGTTTTTATATTATGACACAGAGCAATATATTGATTTTTCTGTTGCTGGTTTAGGCACTGGAACCCATACGTTTAACTATGAACCTATTACTGTAACTCTAAATGGTGAAATAGGAGTTCTCACTGCTACAGGACAAGATTTCCAAGCAAAACTTCAACCTTTATTTAAAGGATCTCTAAAATCTGTACAAGTGACCAATGAGGGTTCTTCTTATGGTTCTTCCAATATCATTAATTATGATCGTCAACCATTATTGACTCTTAAAAATGGATCTGGTGCAGAAATTACTCCAATTATCAATAATGGAAGAATAGTCGAAGTTCAAGTCGATAATCAGGGTGAAGGTTATAATGCACCTCCTAATTTAGTCATTACTGCTAATCAAGGTAATTATGGAAAGTTAGTTCCTATTATTAATGATGGAAAAATCACTAGTGTAAGAATTGACAATCCTGGAATTGGTTATACAGGGAGTGTTGGAGTAGCGGTAACCACTGATGCGTCTAATGGAAAATTAAGAGCCAAACTTCAGACTTGGACAGTTAATTTATTCCAAAAATATGTAGATATCATTTCTGAAGATGATGGAATTTTAGAAGCAGCAGAAAATTCAGAATTTGGTATTGAATATACTCATTTATATTCTCCTCGTAAATTAAGAGAGTCGGTATATGTAAGAGATCAAGATAATAATATTAAATATGGACTTCCTGATTTACAAAAAGTTGATGGAGAAGAAGTTGCTGCAGATTACCATTCTCCTATAATTGGATGGGCATATGATGGTAATCCCATTTATGGTCCATATGGATATGAAACTCAAACTGGTGGATTCATTAAAGCTATGGAATCTGGGTACAAACCAGTAACTGCTGCGAATAGACCTTCATTATCAAATTTCCCACAAGGATTTTTTGTTGAAGATTTTGGATTTGATAATTCAGGAGACTTGGATGAGCATAATGGTCGTTTTTGTGTAACTCCTGATTATCCAAATGGAGTTTATGCATATTTTTCAACTATCAATCCTACTAGCATTGATAATGCAGGATCTTTTAATAAGTATAGAAAGCCTCAGTTTCCATATTTAATTGGAAATTCTTTCAAGTCTAAACCTAATAGTTTTAATTATGATGCAACTATTGATCAGAAGTCTTATGATTTGAATAAGACAGAGTATTTTAGAAATACCACTCCTTATTCTTTAACTGATGAATATGCATCATATGATTTCTTATATCAACCAAATAAAGAAAGAGAACAATTAATTAATATAAATTTAGTTTCATCTGGATCTATTGATAAAGTTGGTATATTGACAGGGGGAAATAATTACAAAGTTAATGATACTGTTAATTTTGGACAACTTGGTGATAGTTCTCAAAGGGCTAAAGGAAGTGTTTCTAAGGTTGGTGGAAAAGTAGTCACTAATATTAGTGTTGCAAGTAGCACAGTATCAGATTTAGAGATTGCTCCATATGATGTTGATGGACAATATATTGCATTTTCAACTTCTCCTCATAACTTTACCAATTTAAATCTGGTTTCTCTTTCTGGATTTAACACTTCGACGGATCATCTACAAGGAAGTTTTAATATTGGAGTAAAAACTGAAAGTGTTTTACTTGCAGGAGCAGCAACAACTATTGGAGTAACTGGAATAGTAACTTATTTTGGGATTTCAGGATCACTGTCAAATAATCTTTTATCAATTAGAGAGAATGATATTTTAGGAATTGGAACAGAGACAATAAAAGTTCTTCAAGTTGATAGAGCAAATTCTAGATTAAGAGTTCTTAGAGCTCAAGAAAGCACAATGGGAAGTGCTCATACTGCTGGATCCGTAATAACTGAAGATTCTAGAAAATTTACCTTTAATTCATCTCCCGAAAATGATGTAAAATTTGAATTAAATAAGGAAATTTATTTTGAACCAAAGGAAGCATTGGGTATTGGAACTCTTGCAGGAGTTGGAATCGGAACCACCATTTCATTCTCCAATCCTGGTGCAGGTATTACTCAAATCTTTATTCAAACTGAAGCAATTTATCTTCCTAATCATGGATTGAAGAGTGGAGATGTTGTTAACTATAAAACCAATACTGGTGATGCCATAGGAGTTTCCACTGATGGTATTACATTGTATAGTCTTCCCACAGACGCTCCTCTATATGTTGGAAAAATTTCTAATGATTTAGTAGGAATTCAGACTTTCCAAGTTGGAATTGGAAGCACTGGTACATTTGTTGGTATTGCAAGCACCACAGTCAATAGAGGATTATTAAGATTGACTGGAATTGGTACAGGAGTATATCATAGTTTTAAAACAGTCAAGAATAATGTAGTTAATGCAGAGGCTCATAAGAATACAGTTACTGTAGCCACTGCTTCTACACATGCATTAAAATTTAATGATACTGTAACTCTTGATGTTCAACCAGGAATAGGAACTACTGTTACTGTTAAGTATAATGATTTCAATAGAAGAATAGTATTTGATCCCAAATCATTTGTAGCAGGTAATGTTGATACTACTGCTAATACTATTGAGATTACAAATCATGGATTGAATACTGGTGATAAAGTAATTCATACAGCTGCAACTGCTTCTGGTGGATTAGAAGATGAAAAGATGTATTATATCTTTAAATATTCTACCAGCAAAGTTAAGTTATGTTTGAGTAAATATCAATCTGAGCAATTTGAACCTGAATTTGTAAATATAACTTCTGCATCTGCAGGAACATTATCTCCTATTAATCCTTTAACTAATCTTTATAAGAATAACACTGTAAGATTTGATCTTTCGGATCCTTCCTTAGCCAGTTTTGTTGGAGTATCTTCTTATTCTGCTTTTGATCTTAATCTTTATACTGATGCTAAGTTTGAAAATGAATTTTATTCTACTTCCTCTAGCAATACTTTTGAGGTATCCAAAACAGGAGAAGTAGGTATTAGCACTAATGCAGGTTTAACTTTAAGCGTTACTAAAGATTTACCTGAAATATTATATTATAAGTTTACCCCAATTAATGAATCCTTAATTACAGAAAGTAAAAAGGGAATTGTTGTTGATAAAGAAATAGAAGGATATAATCAAATTGGTATTGAGGATAGTGTATATTCTGGAGAGTTCGCAGTAATTGGTATTGGATCTACTAATACATTTACATACAATTTAACAACCCGTCCTGAAAGACCTGCTTATAGTGAATCAGAAGCTTTATTAGAATATACCACAGATTCTAGTACTGCATATGGTGCAATTGCAGAAATTAAATTAAAGTCAAAAGGAAGTGGATACTCTGAAATAGTTGGAGTTTCTTCTATTGTTACTGGGGTAGGAACTGACTCTATTTTAGAACCATCTAGTACTAGTATTGGTAAGATAATTTCTACTCAAATTGAAAATATTGGATTCAATTATTCAGCAGATAATACGGTAAGGCCTGTTGCTAATCTTCCTGAAATATTACAAATTGAATCATTAACATCTTTTGAATCAATTGGAATTAGTTCTGCTGGTAAAAATTATACTATAGCACCCAACTTACTTGTTCTTGATGGATTTACTGGTAAACAAGTAAAAGATGTTGATTTAGAATATCAAATTGGTGATCAGCAAGTCACTATTTTGAAGAATACAAAGGGAATGTATAATACCCCTCCTACTATCATACCTACAGGTAATGTAAATGGAATTGGTATTAATACAATCACATATGATTCTACTACTCAAGATGTAACTATTGGTTTAGATACTTCCTTTAGTAGTGCTACTGATGTTCCATTCTCAGTTGGCGATAAAGTTCTAATTGAAAATGTAAGTGTTGGGGTAGGTACTACGGGATATGGATATAATTCATCTAAGTATGATTATTCTCTGTTTACTTTAACTGCTGTTAATATTCCTCTTGGAGGAAGTGTGGGATTTGTTACTTATAGTTTGGCTGGACTTCTACCAGAGAATGCATATCCTGGTAATCAAGATGTTTTAAACTCTGCTGGAGTAATTGTTCCTCAAAAATATTTCCCTCAATTTGATATTGAACTTAAGAAGAATAATTTCATTGAAGGTGAACAAGTTAAATCAGGAAATAAAGTTGGAAAGGTTGAGAGTTGGAATAATAAAAATGAAAGTTTAAAAATATCTTCATCTGATGAGTTCGATGTTGGAGATTTAATTCAGGGTACAACTTCTAGAACTTCAGGAACTATAGAATCTAAAATTAATTTTGAATCCGCTATCAAAATTGATGCTGGATCAGTAATGAGCCAAGGGTGGCAAAGAGAGACAGGATTTCTTAATGATACTCTTCAAAGACTACCTGACAACTTCTACTATCAAAACTTCTCTTACTCATTAAAATCTAAAGTATCTTTAGATAAATGGGATGATGCAGTAAGTAAATTAAATCATCCTAGTGGATTCTTAAAGTTTAGTGATTTATTGGTAGAGTCTCATTCTGATGCTGCACCTACTTCTGCTAAAGATAGTGATTTAGTAGCCTTTATTGATGCGATTGGAGTGGTTGATGTAAATTGCTATCCAAGTTTTGATTTAGTTACAGAAAATTCTCTAAGTATCAGTGATGATGAGACTCTATCTGATCAAATTTATTTCAACTCTAGAGTTCTAACTGATTATTTTGAATCGGTTGGTAATAGAGTTTTAACAATTGATGATTTTAGTACAGAATTTAGTAGTCAACCTAGAGCTACAAGATTCTCTGTTGCTACTGAATTTTCTATTACACAAAGATCTAAGAAATTTGTTACTCTTGTTAAGGATAAGACTTTCACAGGAGAACGTCAGGTCAGTCTTGTTACTCTATTGCAGAATGGATCAACAGGTTATATTAATAATTACGGAACCGTAGATTCAGTTCTGAATTTAGGAAGTTTTGATTTTGGTATAAGTGGTAATAATGGTCAACTTCTATTTTATCCAACGAAGTATAGTGTTAATAATTATAATATTACTGCCGCTAGTTTTGATATAATTGGTTTCGCCAATACAACAGGTATTGGATCAACCACTCTTGGCAATTTCATTAATATTAATTCTACTCAAACTGCTGTCCCTACAGGAACTGCTACTACAATTGTTGGAATCGCATCCACATATAGAAGTTCAAAAGTTCTTGTTATGATTAATGGTGATAATGGAAGACTGGAATATGATGAACTTAGTATTCTTCATGATGGAACCAATGTCGATCTTTTAGAATATGGTCAACTAGCAACTGATTCTGATACTACTGGTGGTGGTGCTGGTCTTGGTACATATACTGCATCAATGGCCACTGGAGATATAATTGTCCAGTTTGTTCCCCATACAGGTATTGCAGCATCCGTAGATACAATAAGAGTTTCTATAGCAGATACTGCTTCAGGTAGCACAGGGATTGGAACTCAATTCCTTGGTAATGGAGACCAAGATCTAGCTTTCATAGATTCTACTTATACATCTATTAATGCTTCAGGGTCTCCTACAGAAAATGTCATCGCTCAGTATGATATCAATAACACAGAAGAAACTAATGATCATAATGCTGCTTATTATATTCTGAGTGTAGAGGATGTTACTAATAATCGTTATGAAATGTCTGAGGTTATTGTTTTAAACGATAGTTCAGAAACTTACATAACTGAATATGGAAATATCACTAGTGTGGCAGGTCTAGGAACAGTTGGTGCTGCGGTTTCATCTAATTATGTGAATCTTTATTATACTCCTAATGCGAGTACTCATGTTCAGGTTCGTGTTTTCCAGATGAGTTTGCAGATTGCTGCAGAAAACTCTGCTATTACTTCAGTAGATGAGATTGATCTTAATAATGCATCAATTCGAGCTGGATTTGGAGAGTATCAAGGAACGGGTGTTGACGTTGTTAGAGCATTTAATTTACAACATGATGGAAGAGATATATTTGCTAGAGCATTTGATGGTAGTGATTCTACTGTAGTTGATCTAACTGAGAATAGTGTAACAATTCCAGAGCACTTCTTTGTAAGTGGTGAAGAGGTTACCTACTCTGCTGGGGCTGATACTCCAATTGGAATTGCTACAACCACCATTACAGGAATCGGTACTACTACTCTTCTTCCTTCTACAGTATATGCAATTAAGGTTGATGAAACAACTCTTAAGTTTGCTAAGACTGCAGAGGATGCATTAAAAACAGTTCCAAGTGAATTGCACTTAACTGCAGTTGGTACAGGTGTAGCACATACAATAACAGCACGTAATCAAAATACCAAGTGTCTGATTGGAATTGATAATGCAATCCAACAACCAATTGTTTCTACTGCGGTTACAACTGGATTAACAAATCTATTAGGAATTGCAGATGTAACAGTAAAAACTTCTGGAGTCACATCTATCTTCGGTGGAGATCTAATTAAGATCAATGAAGAGATAATGAAGGTTACTACAGTGGGATTCGGTAGTACTAATTTCCTTGCAGTTGACCGTCAATGGATGGGGACAGCATTAGGAATTCATACTATGGATTCTTTAATCACTAAAGTTGATGGTGATTACAATATTGTTGAAAATACGATTAACTTTGTGGATGCACCTTTAGGTCCAACTCCTATTAGTTCTACAACGAATGAACCAGAAAGCAGAGACTGGGTAGGAATTACTACATTCTCTACTTTCCAAGGAAGAACCTTTATGAGAGGAGCAGCTGCAGATAGTAGCAATAGACCTTATGCAACAAACCAAGTGTTTGATGATATATCCGAGTCATTTACTGGAGTTGGTAAAACATTCACTTTAAAATCTGATGGTTCAAATGCTGTAGGATTCTCTACTAATAATGCTTGTATTCTTATCAACGGAATCTTCCAAGGACCAACTGGTACATTGGACACACCTCAAGATTATACATTATCTCAAGGTTCAGGAATTACCACTATAACATTCACAGGAACAGCAACTTCTCTCGCAAGTGATCCTAATAACTCTAATATTCCTGTTGGTGGTGTAGTTGCATCCGTTGGTTCTACAGGTGGATTGGGATATCAACCACTTGTTGCTGCTGGTGGAACTGCAATTGTTTCTTCTGCTGGAACGGTTTCTTCTATTAGTATTGGTAATAGCGGATCAGGATACAGGATAGGAGTTCAGACAACTGTTAATGTCGCTATTCAAACAGGAACAAATATTCAACCACAATTAATTGGTATTGGTACTGCTGCAATTACTGATGGACATATCACAGGAATAGCAATTACTAACAGTCAAGTCATTTATAT